GCGCACGATGAAACCGAGTTCGCACAATACCGTTATGCTCTCGCCCCAAGGCAGCGTGGTGGGCATTACGCGACCGCGCGACCGTCGCCGACGTTGATAGGCACGGCGCCGTTGGAGCGCTCGTAGGCGCGGAGGGCGTCGATGATTTCGTCAGCGAGTTCTGTCTTATTCTGCAAGGGTTTGGCGTCGACGGCGATAGTGACGTAGGTGGTGCCGCTAGTCGGCGCGGCGACCGGCGACGCGAATATTGTAGGCGCGTTGGCGGCCTCAAACTCGCGTCTGACTTTGACGACCTGCGCCGCGTTGAGGGCTCTCGCCGCGTCGGCGAGTTTCGCTTGCGCCTCGGCAAGGTTGAGAACGGCGTCGCGCTCGCGTTGGATTGCGTCGGCGACGGCGTCTATGGCGTCGACCTCGCGCTCGCGGGCGGCGTTGAGGGCATCCAGCGCCTCTTGGTAGCGCTCGCTGCCCTCCTTGGCGCCGTTGACGACCTCGTTGAGGAACATCTGCGCGAGGCCGTGCTCGACGGTCGCCTGACTGACCTCGTCGGTGGCGTCTTGCACGGCGACCTTGGCGCGGGCGAGGTCGCGCTCGGCGTCGGCAATCTCTTGGGCGCTTGCGGCGCGGTTGCGTTCGTCGTCGAGTTTTCGCACCGCGTCGGCCTGCCCGATGGTGGCGTCGATGACGGCGAGTTTGGCCTCTTCGAGCGCAATCTCGCGTTTGCGTATTTCGATGGGGTTGGCGTCGGGTTTAGCGCGTAGTTCGGCAAGTTCGCGCTCGGCGTCGGCGACGTCAAAGTTGGCTTGCTCAACGCGAAACTTGGCGCGCGTCAGTCCGCGCTCGGCGTCGGCGACGCTTGCGGGGTCGGCCGTAACGGCGCGCAGGTCGGCCAGCCGGCGCTCGGCGTCGGCGACGGCGCGCACTGAATCCTCCTGACGATAGTTGGCGTCGCGCAGACGTTTGGCGGCATCTTCTAGCGCTTTTTGCGCGGCGACTGCCTCTTTGCTGGTGCGCGGGAAACCGCCTACGACGAGGTTGAACCGTGCCTGCGCGTCGGCGACCGTCTTGGTGGCGGTTGCGAGCGCTGTTTGCGCCTTGCCGATTGATTTTTGCGCGTCGGCGACGGCGCGCGATTTGTCTTGTACGGTTCGTAGGGCGTCGGCGTAGGTTTTCATAGCGTCTTTGGCTTTGTTGGCCGCGCCCTTGGCGCCGCCTCCGCCGCCGCCGCCGTCATCACCGCCGCCGCCGCCGAGCGCGGTGTTGAGATTGCTGGTCTCGTTGCGGGCGCCGATGGTCTTGAACCGTAGGTCTTCAATCGCGCTGCCGTATCCGATGGCGGCCGGTTTGGCGCTGGTCATAGTGGTCGCCACGCTGGCGGTCTGCTGCGCGGTGAGCCCCATCGACGTGCGCAGTTTTGCGAAGTCGACCGTGACGCGGTCGATGTTGGGTACGAGTGGGATACTGTTGAACTTGTCGATGAGGAAGTTGATTGCGCCTACGGCAATCTCGGCAAGTTTGATTTGTATGGCCTTAAAACCGTCAATAAACACGCTGACGGCTGATGCGGCAATCTTGCCGAGGCCAACGAACAGCCCCATAAACAGGCTCGGTAACGCGGCGACGAGGGCGACGACTGCTTTGCCGAGGCCGATGATGAGGTCTTTGCCGAGCGTCAATGTCCATCTGACGAGACTAAGGCCGAGTTTGACGCCGAGTTTGACGAGCGCCGGCACGGCAGTTCCCAACGCCCATCTGGCGATGGGCGCAAGCAGTGACACGAGCCGGCTCGGCAGGTCGCGCAGCAGTGGCCCAATCCACGACACGAGCGCGTCGCCGAGACGCTGCGCTTGTTTGACGAGGTTTGGTAGGCCGGTGCTGATAATCCAGTTGCCGATAGCGAGCGCAAACTCTTGAAGTTTCGCGAGCAGTTTGGGGATGATTGGCGTGACCCACGCAAAGAACGCGTTGCCCCACTCGATGAGTTTGCCGAGCAAGGCTTCGCGGGTCGTCATTATGTACGCGACGAGGCGCGGCACGAGTTCTTGGAGTTTGGCGATTACTTTGGGTATCATCGGCGTCACCCACGCCGCGAACTGATTGGCGAGTTCGCCGAGTTTGGCGATGACTTGCGGCGTGGCGTTGACGAGCCAACCGACGAATGCGGCGCCCATCTCGCCGAGTTTGGCGACGACGGCCGGCAGCATCTCTCGCAGTTTCTCGACGACGACGAGCGCAAACTCCCCCAGTTTGCCGACGAGAAACTGGATACCGCCCGCGAGGCCGCCTGTCTTGAACGCTTCGCCGGCCTGCGTCGCCAGCGGCACGACGGTATCGACCATAAAACCGGCGAACTTTGCGACGGTCGGCAGCAGCAGCGTACCAATCTCGTCTCGCACGTGGCCGAACGCGGCGCTTATCCTGAACGTGTCGGTGGTCGTAGCCTTGGCGGTGCCGCCTACCTGCGCCTCGATTGCTTTGAGTAGCGTGTCCTGCGCCGCCAACATCTGATTCGAGTTGACGAGCGCGGCAATCTTGGCTTTCTCGGCGTCGGTGAACGTGACGCCGCTACGCGCAAGCGCGGTGATGCCTTTGATGGGGTCTTGGAGCGCTTTGCCGAGTTGCACCGCGTTCTGCTCGGCGGCGCCGAAACCGGCTGCGGCGAGGTCGACGGCGGCTACGGTCGCGCGGTCGAATGCGCCGCCGACGACGTCGGCCTCGCGGGCGATGTTTGCGAACGTCAACAGTTTGGCCTGCGTCAGTTTGATTGTCTCGGCGGTGACGCCGAGTTCGTACTCTTGCGCGTCTGCGAGCGTTTTCAGACGGCTAGTGACGGCGCCGGTCTGCTCGCCAAACAGTCGCATCGATTGGGCGACGGCGTCGAGCCGGTCGTCGGCCTGTTTGGCGAACTCGGCGCCCTTGACCAGCCGTGAGCCGAGGAAACCGAGAGCAGCAGCGCCGGCGCTTGCGGCCGCGAAACCGATGGCTAGTTTTTTGCCCATCGCGCCGACGCTGCTGCCGAGTTTCGCGGCGGCGCCGCCGGTTGAATGAAGAGCGTCTACGGCGCCTTTGGCGTTGCCGAGGATGGTGAGCGTGAGTTTTCTGCCGGCCGCCATAGCGCGTCAGTCTAATCGAACGCGTCGTGCGTGAACCGGTCTAACGCCTCTTGGTATTCTCTGGCTATGGTCGGATACATCGTGCGCACGGCCGCGTACAGAAACTGGTCTTTGCCTTTTCTCCAACGAGTGGGTCGACCGCCGGCGGCTCGAAACTGATTCCAACCGCGTATCACTTTGACGTTGCCGGCCTTGTCGCGTTTGACGCTGACGCCGCGACCGGTGTTGGGGTTTGACTGCGCCTCGATGCGGCCGACGACGTCTTTGACGCGCTGCCCTTTGCGCACCACGGTCGAACGGCCGCGCTTGGATTGACCTTTGCCTTTGAGTTTGATAATACGGCGCTGATTGATGTGGGCGCCGAAGTTGGCGCCGCCGAAGTAGGCGACGCCCTTGCCGCCGCCGGTGACGCGCGCAGCGCGACCGGTCGACGTGGCGGCGAGCGTCGCAGCCGCGCGTTTCTCCTGTCGCGTGTCGGCGAGCGCTCGCGCGCCGCGTATCACCACGCCGGCGACCTTGTTGTTGGCCTCCGTCATCTGTTTGTCGGCGTCGGCCGTCGACCGTTTGAGGTCTTGTCTAAACTTGTTGAGGCCGACGACCTCGACGCGGCCGCCGGCGCCGATGCCCGCAACTTTTACCATAGTTACCGCCGTCTAGTGTTGCGCCAACGCAAGTACGCCAGCAGCGTGGCAATCATAGTCGGCGGCTCGGCGAGCAGCGCGCTCGGCGCGATGCCTGTCTCGGCGGCGAGCGCGGCTATGAGCCAAGTGGCGCTGTCGTCGCCGAGTTTGGGGTATCACCGCCGTCGGACACCTCGACCTGCGACACGGTGAGTGTCCAGTCGGGGTCGAACTTTTTGTCGGTGTTCTTGTTGCGGGTTTCGACGTTCCACGCGAGCCAGCCAAGGTCGGTGACGCGCACCTCCGTCTCGAACCGCGACACGCTGCGCGACCAAGCGCGCTCGAACGCGACGAAGTCGGCGAACACGGCCTCGACCTCGCGCACAGTGCCGTCGTTGTACGTAATCTTCAATCCGAGTTTCATCGCGCCCTCCTACGGTGCCGGCTAATTGCTACGCGACTGCCTTGGCGAGCGTGCCGCCTTGGAACGACAGTGACGTGGTGGACAGTTCGCCCACGGCGCCGTTGATTGGCGTGTGCGAGGCGAGGTACGCGCCGGTGATGGTGTACGACGGATTGGTCGCGCCGACGGCCGACGACGTCGGTTTGAACACGACCGTGGTGGTGCTGCCGACGAGCGGGAACACGGTTGCTTCGACGTTGCCTGCGGCGAAGTCTTGGTTGAACACCACCTCGGCGCTGATGTTGCCGAGGCCGCTAGTGAACTTGCGGCTAGTGTCGCCGAACGCCGTAACCTCCACGGCCTCTTTCTCGTAGTTGATGGTGACGCTCGTGGCGCGGTCGGTGAGCGCAACCGAGTTGACGGTGACGGTGCAGTCGGTGAGAACGATTTGAGCCATTACGGATTACTCCTTGTCTTGTTTGTCGCGCTTGGGCGTTGATTGTAGCACGAGTTCGAGGTGGCCGCCGTCGATGAGCGCGTCGACGTTCAGGCCGTTGAGCGCGTCGCCGGCGACGGTGTCGCCCGGTTTGCCGAGCGTCGTGTTGTCGGTTTTGATGCGATAGGTTGTCATAGGTTCCTCACGCGTGAACGATTACCGTACACGATACTTGAAGATAGTCGCCCTCTGCAACCGATACCGTCTCAATCTGGGTGCCGCCCTCCACTTGGAGGGTCTGCGCGACGCCGCCGAGCGTGCGGTCGCCTTCGAGCGCGGCGCGCAACGACGACGCGCCCGAATACGACAGGTAGTCGTCGAGCCGGTCGTGTGCCAGCCGGTCGACGTATCGGCCGACGATGACGACGACGTCGAACGTCATCTGCACGTCGCCGCCGCCCATCGCGCGGTGATACTGAACGTTGCCGAGAACGGGAAACGCTTGGGGCGGGTTAAGTTGCTCAGGTTGATAGGTTGACGTGCGTAGGCCGCTTATCGTAGCGAGCCGAGCGGCAAGGCCGGCGGCGACCTGCGAAACGGTCGCCGGCACTAGGCCGCCCCAACTTTGCGGTAGCCGTTGAGCAGGTCGCGCACGTCGGGGTCTACGGCGCGAACTTGTATAGCCATATCCGCGAAACCGACGACGCCGAGCGCGGCGTTGTAGCGCGCAAAGTGTCGTATGGCAAGCAGGTTGGTGGCCTCGACGACGTCATCGGGTACCGACGGCCAGCCCCACACGCCGGCGATTTGCGCGCCGGCAAGCATTGGCACGGTAAACAGAGGGAATGATTTGGCGCCTACGGCGGTGACGCGACGGTAAGGCCGGTTTTGGAGGGCGACGTCGCGCGGTTCCAGCACGTAGTCGACGCCGGTTGTCCACGTCGTTTCAAACGTTCCGTCGCCGTTGTTGTCGGTTCTGAGGGTGGTGATGCTGACGAGGTCGTTGACGAGCGGTAGCCGGTATTCGTCGAACGCGTACAACGACACGGTCTGGCTAGTTTGGTAGAAGAACCTTCCGGTGAAACTGTCGACGCGACGCGACGCGGATTCAATCGCGCCTTCGAGCAGTGCGTCGTCTGTGGCGTCGGCGACGCGCAGTATCGCCTTGACGGCCGCCAAGGTCGTGTACCCGTTGGTAATCGGCATCAGGTTTCGCGCCTCTTGACGCGCCTCTTGACGGCGCGCTCGACGACCGGCTCGACGGCGGCAGCCTCAATGTGCGGCTCGTCGTCGACGTGGCCGAGGGCTCGCAACTGTTCGCTGACGAGGTCGGCGCGCGCGTGAAGGCCGCGTTGACGGTAGCCGGCGCGCTCGACGAGCAGAGCCGTCACGAGGCCTACGTCCGGTCGCATATTCGTAGCGTAGCAGTTGCGCCTCTAACCGTCATTGGGCGTCGACCTCGTAGTCAAAGCAGTCGGTATCGGCCGTCAGCCACTTATCGGCGTCTTCGACGGCGTAGGCGTGCGTGTTGAGCAACCGCTCAATCACAGGCGCCGTCTTGACGGTGAACGAAGGGTCAAACAGCCTGACTCGGTTATTGGGTTGAATGGCGTAGTTGCCGTTGTCGAGCGCGATGACGTGGCCGCACTTGTGTTGCCCCCAGTTCTCCGAGTAGCCCGCGTCAACAACGTTGCTGTCGGGTTGGTGCCAATCGAGCGTGAACAAGTATCTGCCCCAATGCTGTCGGCGTTGGCGGTCTTTGTAGGTCATTCGCATTCCGTCGAGCGCCTCAAAGATTGTGACGGAGATGTGCTGGCTAAACGAGTTCCACAGCACTAGGTCGTGCAGGTCTATCGGCGGCGTGTCGGGCGCTTGGCAGAACGCCGAGATGGGCATTCGCCACCACATCCCGCCATCCTCCATCAGGAAGTGGAACACTGGCACTCGGTCGGGTAGTGAAGCCACCCCAAAGATGACGCACGGGAAGAACCGGTCGTGCGAATCACGTTGGTCTCGCAGATAGTTGCCGCGAACAAAGGCCTGAATCGCCGGGATGTTCGCATTGAGTTCAGGCATCGGGAACCGCCGCCGAGTGCTCCGCGTCGCGCAGACGCCGAAACCGGCGCTCAGTTGCCGGCGTCAGAAGGTGGGTGTGGCGAGGCCGGTGCCGCTGATTTTCGCCCAAGCATTGGGGTATCGGTTTGCGGTCACGCAGATGTAGCCGTACACAATCATCGTGACGTCGAGTTCTGCCGCCTTGGGCTGCTCGAACCGCAGCATCATCGGTTCGCCGGCGCCGTTCTCCCACAGGTGCAGTTCTTGCAGGTTGCCGACAAAGATGGTGTCTTGGTTGGCGGCGCCGCCTTGCACGATGCTGACGTTGGCGTCGGTGATGACCGGTAGCCCCATAATCGTGTAGCCGGAGTTGCCGTACACCGGCGCGCCGTTGCCTGACGCGAACGCGGGCTGACCGTTGAAGTTGGGCACCGGCACGGCGAGCGGGCGCTTCTGTTCGTCGAGTGCGGCGAGAATGAACGCGAGCCGGCGCGGATGCATCACGATTGAGTTTGGCCCCGCGAAGTACGTGGTCTGAACCTTCTGGATGGCGTCTGCGAGTTTCGGGTACAACTCGGCAACGGTCGGTGTGTCGTCTGTGTACGTGACCGATTGGCCTGCCGAGGCAAGCAGTTCGATGTTGAGCACGTCGTCGACCTTGGTGTGGTAGGCGGCGGCGAGGTCGGCCATCACGAGTGAGTCGATGTTGGTGCCGCGCTCGATGGATTGACGGCTGACGTTTTGCTGACCTGCGATGGTCTGCACGTTGATGTCGAGTTTGGTGTCATCCATATTCGTTTCTTGCACGGCGGCGCCCTCGGTCTGTGCCGCGACGGCCGAGCCGGTGGTGACTTTGCTGATGCTGAGCGTCAGGCCGCTTGCCGGCAGTTGGTGACGGCGGGCGCGGTCGGCGAGCGGGCGACCGGCGCGCGCGAGCGGCGCAGCAAGGTCGGTGAGAAACTGTGGCACGATGAGGCCAGCGAAGTTGGCGCTGGTGACGTCGCGGCGCTCGACCTGCTCTTCGCGCGAGTGACGCGCTAGACGCTCTTGCGCGGCGTAGTCGTTGTTGAACTGCGCGCGGTAGGCGTCGGCGATAAACGAGTATTCGCTGTTGGCCGTGTAGGTGCGCGGCTCGCTCACGACCGTCGTGACGGCCTGCTCGATGCGCAGCGCGGCGCGCTGCTCGGCGGCCTTCGCGGCGCGCTCTTCGAGTTCGACGTGCTTGTCGATTTGCGCGTCGAGGTCGCGCGCGGCGTCGAGCGCGTCGGCGATGCGCTTGTCTTCGTCGGGCGTGAGGTCGCGCGCGTCTGCTTGCGCTGCGGCGACGATTGCGTCGGCGTCGGCGAGCACGGCTGAGCGCTTGTCGCGGAGGCTGTCTGAGTAGGTCATCTTGGGCTCCATCTGTTTGTTCTTGCTTTGGCGACCTGCAACTGCCGTTGACGCAGCAGCCGCGAGGTCGTCGAGGGTAGCGTAGCAAGATTTGCGCGGCTACGCAACTCGGCGCTCGTCTGCTCGTAGGCGGGGAACGTGACCACGCTGACGTCGAACAGGTCGACCGCAAGTAGTTCGCGCTCGCGTTTGTCGGCTGTCCAGTGGTCGCGCAGGGTCTTGAACGCAAACGACATCTGGCTAATGTCGCCTCGGCCGACGGCCGACATCAGGCGTTGCGCGTCGGGGTTGCCTCGGTCGAGGTCTGCCTCGACGAGCAGGCCGGTGTCATCCTCGGAGAGGCGCAGAGTGCCTGACGTCGTGCGGGCGAGCGGCACGCCCTCGTGGTCAATGAGCAGTCGAACGTCTTTGTTGAGCGTGTCGGCGAACGCGCCCTTGCGGACTACCTCGATGAACGGCAACGGTTCGCTCGGTGAGTCGAACACGGCTGCGTAACCGACGAGCGTTGAGCCGTCGCCGAGTTCGCGGGCGTCGAGCGTCGTGTACGCGACGCGGCGCTCGTCGTCGCCAATCGCGCACCACCGCGCCTCGATAACTTTGCTCATCGGTCTCATAGTAGCAGCGCGTCGGTCGCCGCCGCCACTCGCGCCCTCGGCTCGTTTCGGATGGTCGGGATGCAGCAGGTCGTTGTCGCCGACGTAGTTCTCGTTTTCCGGTCGGCCGGTTCGCGCCAGATACAGAAACGCGTTGACCCTCGCCATCGCCCACTGAGCCCGCGTCATATTGGGTCTGTGCGATGTCGAGAACGCGCCCGCGCCGCGCCGATAGACGGCGCGCAGCGCGCCGACGCGCACGCGTGTCCACGAGGGGCGACCGGCGGCCGTCATAGCCTCGTTATGTTCGTCGGCTTTGTTCTGCAACGCTTTCTGGGTTGCCTCGCTGAGCGTTATGTCGCCGCTGCCGTCGGCGGCCGATTGAGGCTCGTTTTGGTCGCTGCCTTTGATTTGGTCTGACGGCGGGGCGGGCGCGTCGACGCGCTTGTTGTCGAGTTGGTCGACGATGCGCTCGGCGTATCGCTGCGCACGTTGCGCGGTGGCGCGGCTGCTGCCGCCGCCCCATAGCAACATTGCGACGACGCCGGCGGTGATTTCGCCGGCCTCGGCGGCGGCAAGGTCGCCGATGTGTCTGGCTATCCACGGCGCGATGCGGCGCCACTTGTCTTCGCTGAGCGCCTCGCCGTCGGCCATCTTGCGGGCGTCGGCAACGGTTTGCGGCCGTAGGCCGGCGCCTGATTGACCTTGGGCGTGCAGCGTCAGGCCGCGTCGAGCGCTCGACGCCATAAACGCCGGCGCCACCAGAGAGGGCGCGCGCGTCTCTGCTTGTCGCGGCTGTTCAACGCAATCTGAGTGATTGGGGATATTGCCGTCAGGCATAGGGGCTACGGCTGCGGTTTGGCGTCGGTGCCGATTGTCGGGAGGTCGCCGCCCTCGACGCCCGCGACGGCGGCGCCGGGGAGGCCGAGCACGAACTGGTCGCCGCCCTCGTAAGGCTCGCGGTTCTCAATCTGTCGCGCCTCGTTGGGCGTCAACGTGCCGCTCATTATCATCGTTTGTTGCGCTTTGACGCGCGTGTTCAGGTCGGCGCGCTGCAACTCGTCTGCGTTGAAACGCACGTACTGACTAGCGGGCAGCATCTCGCTGAGCGCATCCTCGATGCGGCGCATATACGGCAGTAGTGTGTGGCGCACGAACTGGATGCCGGCTGACTCGACGTTCTGGTAGGTTTGGCTCTCGCCGCCACTACCCATCATCATATGTAGCGGTATACGGTACGCGCGCGCGATGTCGCGCACGATAGCCTCGCGGTGTTCAAGCATCTGCATATCTGCCGCGCTCGTCGTAATGCTGCGCCATTTCAGGCCGCCGGTCAGCACGGCCGGCCGGCGCCGTTTCCAGTGCGCCTCCTCCCAAGTGTCTCGCAGAATGTTTGCCTGTTCCATCGTGATAGTCGTGTCTGTCTCCAACACGCTTGACGGCGTCGCGCCGTCGCCGTAGAACGCCGCCAGAAACCTATCCATCGCTATCCCCATACCGATTGTGTTGCGTAGCGCCTCCAACGGCGAGACGCCGCGCTTGGCGTTGGGCAGCAGCAGCCAGTGAATGGCGCGCACGTCGCGCTGAGAGTAGAGTTCGGCGCCTATCTCGTAGACGTATTGGTTGGTGTCGGTGACGATTTGGTCTTTGATTTGATGCGGGTGCAACACCACCATCTCGGCGGGAAGTTCGCCGGCGCGACGCGGGGCGTAGACGTAGGCGCTACCGTGCAACGTCAGCGTCGCCATCACCTGATGAATGAACTCAAACATTGACTGGCGGGCGTTGGGTTTGTAGAGCACCGACGGCGTCGGCAGACGCTCGGTGCGGCCGTTGCGCTCGCGCAGCAACTCGACCGGCATAGACGCGACTGAATCGGCGAGCAAGGTGACGGCGTTGATGACCGCTGAGTGGGCAAACGCGGTGAACTCGTTGACGACCTCGCCCGAATAGTTGGCGAACCTCGGCCGAGAGGTGATTTGGTACGGGTCGACGTTGAGCGGTAGCGCGCGCCGCTCGACCTTGCGCCAAAGGCTCATTGCTTGACCGCGCCAAACGCGATGAGTATGACGCCGGCGACGACGGCCGCCGCGCGCCAATCGTACCCGGCGACGCCGACGACCAGCGCGACGAAACCGACGACCTCGGCGACCGCGCCGCCGTCAATCTTGCGTTCTACTGCCATACGTTGACCACTGCTGCTTGCTCGATGTGTTTCAGGCGCGTTGTTGCGCGGTCGCAGGCTATCACCAGCGCGATGCAGGCGTCAATCTTGCGTTTGGATTTGTTCTTCGAGAGCCGCCAACCGTGTTCAGTGACGCGTTGCGCGGCCGACAACACGTGGTCGGCGAGCGTCGGCGAGCCGTCGTGCGCCAGTCGACGGTTGACGATAAGTTCGTAGGCGTTGCCGCAGGCCGGCACCATTCGTTGCGCGCTTTGCGGGTACTCGACCATAGGCAGTCCGTCGTCGGCCAGCGCCTCGGCCGAGCGCGTGAAGTAGGCGGGGTCGTAGGCAAACTCGACGACGCGGTACGAGCGGTGAAGTTGTTTGAGGTGCGCCTCGACGGCGGCGACGTCGATTGCCTCGCCGTCGGGGTTCCAGATACGCGACCGCGCGACGAGCCGGTCGCCTTGCGGTTGAACGGCGACGACCGCGACGCTGTCGTGTTTCAGCGCCATATCTATCCCGACGAACATCGGCGCGTCGGCGACGAGCGGCGTCTCGTCGCGGCACGCCTCCCACGCGCCGGCCGGTAGCCAACAGTCCTGAGCCCGCACCCACTGATTGAGACGCCAACGTCGAAACGCTGACTCGGAGGTCTGCTTGACGGCTGTGTCGAGGTCGTCGGCCGCAAGCAATCTCTCGGCGAGATTGGGGTTGGCGGCGCGCCACTGTTGTCGGTCGCGCACGTCGCAGTCGGCGGCCGCCTCCCACCACCAGCAACCGAACGTGTCGTCGACAATCTCGCCTTGCGCGCACTGTTTGCCGTAGAGATACTGCCGGCCGGCGAGCGTGTCGAGGTCGTAGCCGGCGGTCGTAATCGACAGCACCAGCGGTTCGATGCGGGCGCCTGAGCCGAGGCTCATCTGGTCGAATAGGTCGGCGCCTGCTTGATTCCATAACTCGTCGAAGACGACGAGTGACGGATTGAGGCCGGCCTGCGATTTGAACTCAGACGACAACACGCGAAACACGCTGCCGAACGTCGGCATTTCGATTGCGTCGCGGTACACCTTGGCGACGTTCGCTAGTTGCGGCGACATCTGTATTTGCTGCCGAGCCTCGTTGAACACGATGCGCGCTTGCTGCCGGTCGCCCGCGACGGCGTACACCTCGGCGCCGGCCTCGCCGGCAATCATTCCGTAGACGGCGATTGCCGAGCCCATCAGGCTCTTGCCTTGTTTGCGCGGCAGCCCGACGAGCGCGCGACGATACCGCAGTCGGCCGGCGGCGTTGCGTTCGTAGAGCGCTCGCAACAACCAGCGTTGCCACGTCGTGAACCGCAACGGTTGCCCCGCCTTGAAACCTTTGAGAACGTGAAACTGCGCCTCGGCCAGTTTGATGAGGTCGTCGCCGTCGGTCGCGGCGTGCCGTCTCGGCGTGTAGAACGTCGGCGCCCACTTAGGGTTGGGCAGCATTCCTCTTCGCGTCGATGCGGGCGCGGAGGGCGGCGAACTCGTTGCGTTGCTCATCGGTGACGCCGAGGTTGGCGCGCTCGGCCGGCGAGAAACCTAACTGCCCCAACAACGACGCGACCTGCCGGTCGAGTTCGCGCAGCGCTCGTCTCTCTCTCCATTGCGTAGGGTTGAGCATAACCGTTGTGCGTAGTTGTACGCGCTCGTCTATCGCCTCGCACGCCATCAGTACGACCTCGGCATCCATTGACGGTTTCAGCCACGATGCGCCGGCTGTCCACACCGCGTTCCATAGCCGCCGGCCGTAGTTGTCGGAGAGCGGCCGGTGCGGCTCCGGTATCGACGTCACCGGCAGCGACACGACGTTGCCGTCAATCGACGTCAGCGGCCGCTTGCCGAGGTTACCGAGACGCCGCTTGCGCTCGACCGGTTTGGGTCGTCGACCGCTGCCCTTACCGCCCATCGGCGACCACTTGCCAAACGTGTTGGAAAACTTGGATTATTCGCGGCCACGCGCGTAGAAGTCCGCGGGCTTTCGGCACTGGTTGGCCGGCAAGGAAAACGTGGCGGGTGTGGGCTGCGGTGCTTGGTGGCGGTGTTGGCGGCGTCAGGTCTTGTCGCCTCGTCGGCTGTTGCACGAGCGGTGCGCGGGCAGTAGCGGCGACGTCGGCGAGGCCGGTATCAGGTGGTCGGCTGTCCAAGGGTCGTCGGGTCGGGCGCCGTCGCCGCATAGCCAGCAGGTGACGGCGTTGTCGCGTATCTGTTGGGCTTGGGTGAGGTAATCGCCTCGCCAGATGCGTCTGCGGCGCCGGTCGCAGTCGGGGCATCGCGTGTCGCGGGTTAGTTGCTGACAGTCTAGACACGGTCGGGGCGGCATAGTCGGAGGTAGTCGAGCAGTTGTGTGGCGAGTGTAGCAGGCGGTTGGGTGGCGTTGAGGTAGGTCGCGCGGTTGCGGGTGGCGAGGTCGTGATGCTTTGTTTGTCGGCTCGCAATCCATCGCGGGTTCTGGGGCGGTAGGCGGTGTTGGGTTGCGCGTTGTTGTCGTCGGTCGGCGAGCACGTCGGGCGGTGCCGTGAGGTAGAACAGGTGCAGGTCGCCGAGTTCGCGCGCGAGGTCGATGAAGCGTTGATTTGCGAACCGGTCGCCCTCGCCGACGACGAGGTTGACGTCGTGTTGTTTTAGTAATTCCAGTAGGTGGGGCGCTTTGTTTATTGCGGTGTATGAGAGCGTGTCGGTGCCGGCGAAGATTGGCGCGGGGCGGCCGAGGGTGACGACGCGGCCGAGCGCGGGCGCTATCCAATGTTGGTGCGCGAGCGGGGCGTCGACGTCGAGGCGGTGTTGCCATCGGTCGGTGAGCGCTCGCACGAGCGTTGTCTTGCCGGCGCCGGCGACGCCGAGCAGGTAGACAATCTTCATAGCGACAGCAACCATTGGGCGACGAGGGCGGGCGCGTATCCGTAGCCTGAGCGGCCGAGGCCGCCGATGACGGCGCGGCGCTGCCCTGCTTGCGGCGTCAGCGGTGTCGGCGCTTTGGCGCGCACGTTGACGACGAGTTGCCAACCGTCGACGCGCGGCACGAGCCGCAGTTGTTCGGCCGTCTCGCGCATACGATGTACCTCGGCGACGGCTTTGTCGGCGGTCGCGGCGACGCTGCTACCGAGACGCGTCACGCCGTTGACGTGACCAATCGTGAGGGAGTGGTACGGCCGCAGGTGATGAACGTAGAGCGGTTGCGGTAGGTCGAGGTTGCGATGAATGAGTGTGGCGCCGTGTTGCGGCGTGTAGCCGTCGATGAGGTGCGGGTCGTGGGCGCCGGTGGCGATGAGGCAGGCGTCAAACCACTGGTCGTACAGAGGCTCGGCGACTATGCGGCCGTTGCGGTCGTCGACGTGTTTGACGTCGACCGCGAGGTCGGGGTCGACCAGCACGCGCTCAGGGTCGACGAGCCACCAATCCGATTGTTGACGCGGGCGCGGGTCGCGGTATGAGGTGACGGTCGCGGTGCGGGTGACGGTTGCTTGCCATCTGTCGTACCATCTCCACGAGCGGCCGGCGACCGTCTTGCCGTTGGCGCCGAGCCACTGCGGGCGTATCGTGGCGAGCGCGGCGCGGCTCGCTGCTCGCGTCGGGTCGGGGTCGACGAGCGTGCAGCGCCAACCGTAATCGGTTGCGATACGTTTGGCGGCGCTGCCGGCGACGCCGGCGCCGACGACAAGCAGGTGCCGCATCATCGGAGCAGCAGCCGGTTGTGGTCGCGGTAGGCGCGAGCGCGCAGTTTGTCGACGGTTCGCCAGCCGCCGTACTCGCCGAGGTAGGCGACCGGTATGTGTTTGACGCGGGCGGCGAGGGCGCGTTGCGTGAGGGCGCTCGGCACGGCGTCGAGTTGTTGCAGCATCGCGTCGATGTCGTACCCGACGTAGTAGCGGCCGCAGACAAGTGAGTGGAAGTCGCACAGCGACGTCTCGGTGGTCTCAATGGTGGCGGCGACGCCGGCCTTTCGCAGTTGGTCGACGACGCGGTCGCTGAGCCGGTCGAGGTAGGCGATGTCGCGGTCGCGGTTGCCGGCGGGCGCGTCGGGATACAACAGGGCGAGGCCGTGACGCGAACCTGAACCGTTTTGATGCCCCATATCGGTTGGGGCGAGAGGCAGGTCGTTGACTTTGGCCAGCATTTCGCCGGTCTTGTAGGCCGCCCAACGGCCGTTGCCATACGGTTGACGTAACAGGTCTTGGATGCGGCGCCACGAGCGGCGCGGGTCGTCGACGACGGCGCGACGCAGCCACGCGTCGAGGCTGCCGTGACGGTCGGCGATGGCGGCCAGTGATTGGAGGTGAAGTTGTAGTTTGCGCGGGGCGCGGTGAGCGCGGCGCTCGGTGCCGCAAGGCAGACGTAGCAGCGTGTCGTCGAGCGGGTCGCCGCGCGCGTAGGCGTCGAACGCTTTGAGCGCCGAGCCGATGTGGTAGAAGGCGACGTGTAAGAATGTGAGCCATAGGCGGTGTTCGGGCTCGTAGTCGAGCGCGATGTCTCGCAACACAGGGTAGGTGGGGTCGACGTCGGTTGTGGATAGTTGCGCGTCGGCGAACACGACGAAGTCGCCAAACAGGGTCATTGGGGTCGCGCGTAGTCGTCGTGGATAGTTGTGGCGTGTTGTGCGGCGCGTTGCGGCTCGTCGGCGGCGCAGGCGCAGCGCGCGATGTCGGCTTTGACGTACCACACCAGCGTAAAACGGTAGGCGTCGCGTTGTCGGAAGACAAGTGGTGTGACGCCGTGCCACGCCTCGGCGCCGTTGAAGATGACGAGTGACACGTCAGGCACGCCGAGCGTGACGCCGTATTCCGGTATGTGTAGGTGGCCGCCGTCGACGTGGTCGCGGAGGCAAAGCATCACTGACCAAGTGTTTGCGAGGTTGCCGCTGTCTCGGTGGTAGGGGAGGGCGGCGGTGTTATTGATGATGCCGCTCGTGAACGGCGTGTCGGCGATGAGCCAGTCGCGGTGAATGTTGCGTCTGACGGCGTCGTCGTGGATGCGGTAGGCGTCGGGGAACAACTGTTGAAACGGCGCGACGACGGCGTCGGTGACGCGCTCAATCAGAGGTTTGAAGGCCGGCACGTCGGCGTACAGCCGCGCGTAGCGGCAGGCGTAGCGGCGGCGCGTCGGTTTGGGCGGGATTGTGCCGAACCAGTGATTGAGCGCTCGAATACCCGACAGTCGTGATTCGCCGTATGACTTGGAGTAGGGGAGGCCGAAACGCAGGTAGCGGCGTAGTTGCGCGAGGTCGTCGTCGTTGCGCGCCCATTCGGTGAGTTGAGCGATAATAGGGCGTTGCTCGTGCGTCAGTAGTTGCGGGGCGTCGTCGCCGACGCGGGGCTCAACCGATTGACGACGCCCGCGCGGCGCCCATTCGACGCGCTCAACCGTCGAGACGCGCATACGCCTCGGCGACGACGCGCAGTAGCGTGGCGCTGTTGTGCTCGTCGCCGCCGGCCTCTCGCAGTGCGTGTAGTTGCTTGGTGACGACGACGAACTCGGCCGTGGAGAGAGGCAGCATCAGTGTTCGCGTGTCGCGCTCGTTGTAGGCGGCCTCGGTCTCGGTTAGCGAGGGGTCGTTGAACGCGTTTCCGACGGTGCCTTCGAGCCTGAACAGTAGGTCGTCGAGGTCGTCGCCGGTGAACATCGAGCCGGCGAGCGCCTGCTCGGTGTGCGCGAGTTCGGTGAGTAGATTGGCGAGGGCGCGGTCGTCGTAGATTGCGAGGTCGTTGGCTTTGTTGTCGGCGAGCAGTACGCGCAGCGCGCCGTCGGCGTCGCCGTCGTAGTAGGTGACGGCGATGTGTGTCCAACCCAACGATTTGGCGGCGAGGTAGGTGTGATTGCCGGCGATGATGTGGCCGGTGGCGCGATGTACGACGATAGGGCGGTATTGTCCGTGTGTTCGCAGTGAGTCGGCGATGGCGCCGACGTCGCCCTGCCTGACGTTGCGGGGGTGCGTGGTGAGGCTGTCGATGGGTTGCGCAAGGTCGGCTATCTCAGGTCGTATGGTCACGGTCTGCCCTTCGCGGTCGCGGTAATGCTATCTCGCTGAACCGGCGACCGGCAAGTTTTTTGTTGAAGTGGGGGATGTTGTTGGCGACGATGCCGACGCGCGGAGTGGGTAGCAGCACGGCGAGCAGGTCGTTGGCGGCCTGAGAGAGGTAGCCGGCGGCGTGAAG